TAACACAAACCAACAAAGGAAGAATACGATTAATAAAACGTTATTGAACACCTGGAAACCGGCTCTACGTTGATGCTGATAATATGATTTTCTACCATCACTACTGTATTCGCTATCCATTTTGTTTGTAGTCTTTTCTAATTGTTCATTTTGCTTTGCTAACCGATTATAACTAAACCCTTTTTGTGTATTATCAACACTATCAAACCATTTTACATTGAACATTGTTGTCATTATGGCACCAATCGATGTTCCTAATGCGGATTCATTGATATCTTTTGATACTAATGCATTGCGATAATCCAATTCTCTATTTTCACGTGTCAATTCCAACGATGGTATTTCGTCTTCTAACACATCTTTCTCATCTTCCAAGGACGTAATTGTATTGTTCATAGATGCCTTGGTTGTATCCAAACGCGCATTATCACGTACATAATGGTTTCGCTCTCCTTCTTTACTTCGACGAACGCCACTTAATCGATTACTTGTACTGTAAGCATCATTACGTTGTCGCAATAATTGGTCGTTTTGACGTCGAAGATTATTCACATGTTCGATTTCCCGCTGACGTTGTCGTTCTTGATAATTCGCATAACGACGTCCTCCGCGTCCCCTACGGCGGTACCCTTCAATAATAGTATCATCAAAATTCTCCATTAAAACTACCATTTAATAATATTCAAGTTATAATATTATTAGATTTTTATGCCTTTACAAAGTTCTCCGTTGCGTGTGTTCCATCTGCTAAATATTTATGGGTAAATGTTTCTGTTGTTGTAGCATCGCTTGTTCCTTCCAGCTCACACATATTTGTTGATTCGTTATATTCCATTCCGCTTCCACAACAATTGGAACCAACACACGCTATACTTCCAATATCATAAGTTCCGTCTACTGGTTCTCCCGCACTACGTGCTCTTGCTGTTTCATTTACACCATCCGGTGGTGATTTACGTAATTCATCGTAATTGGTTTTCATACGGGTATGAATAACAATGAATTTATGGAAACAATAAACAAGAGCAAGAACAATCGCAATTACACTAATCAATGTAAATAAAAAACTTGGAATGAATGGTAAATAATACTCACCAATCATACTTAAGTAAACGACTAATAATGCAATAATGACTACCAATGCCATTTTATTGTATTCTACTTGTCTTGATTGTTGTGCTCCCTTCAATAACACCTCACGGCGTTTACCAACCATTTTATTATCCAATTCATCCTTTCGCATTTGCAATTCATCTTGCTCTTCCTTCAAAATATCAGATACTGTATCTTGCATTGTTAATACTTCTCCACTGGTAGTCGTTTGTTCGTTCATAGAACTATTCAATTCATCTAATTGTTGTTGTATTTGTGTAGAAGCAGCACTCAATTGTGTATCATCAGTAATTCCAGATAAATCATTTACGGATTGACGAAGTGATGCTAAATAGGTTTGTGTATCAGTATTACTCATTATATAGTAATATTGAGATAATTAGTTCATTCTCATCATTATCATCCCGATTAACAATGATACGCCTGCAACAGAAGCAAAAAATAATACTTGTTCATTGTTTCTCACCATTGCATCTAACTCTTGCGCACGAACTTCTTTTGTGTTTCCAATATATTTATGACCTAATTGTTCTTCGTATTGATATTTTGGATCATTTTGTAATTCATCTTGTAATCCATCTCCATACTCATTGGTTATTTTATCTATTTTGTCCTTGATTTCAAAATGTTTTTTATTAATTTTATCAATATTTTCTTCTTGTACCTTTACTGTACGCTCCAATGGTGCGACTTGTTGGTCTAAAATTACATTATCTACATTCGAAGTACCACTAAGGACATCATTTGTATATGTATACCCTTGAAATCCTTCATTGCTCATTAAAAAGGGTGTTTTTTTTGAAGTTGTATGGTCTAAATTATTTTGATTCATAAATTATATACATTACTATTAGGTTTTATTGTTTTATTTTGCACCTCTTACCATTTTATAGATAACCAATCCTGTCGCGATGACTGCTAAACCCCCCGTAATCATCCCTAATTGATTGTAATCTATAATGTGTGGGTTTGTTTCTTTTGGGTCTTTATTATTTGTATCTACAATGTCTTCATCTTCTATTTCCTCTTCTTCTATTATACCATCAAACCTTTCAACACTTGGATATGTCATTCTTAATACACCTCGTTTCAAATTTATAAATGTATCTACCACTTCACCGTTCGATGTTTGGCGAAGTTTTCCTTTCATATTATTACGGTCTTCCATTCCTTCTATGGTATTGGTATTGGTATTTTTTTTACGATTCTTCACTTGTTTGGTTTCATTCAATTTTTCTTTTTTCATTTCTTTTTCTTCGTCCGTTAGCGTATATAACAAGGGTGTGCCGATTAACCTCAACATAGAAATGCGAACCCTGTCGAACCCAACAGGCATTTGTAGGATAATCAAGCGAAAGGTAGAGTACTTTTCCGGTGAATTTACGTGAAACATACGAACTAATTGTCCGCTTGGTGTGCTATCCTTTGTTTGCTGATTATCTAATAATGACCACGTGTCATTTGAACTATCTTCGTTTTTACCCACCAACATAAATTTACGTGGAAAATTGTTATTATTTGCAAATAATGGGGTTGCTAAATAATATTCTTGAAGATATACTTGATAAGGTAGGGAAATCTCAATCCATTCCCCTTTTATTTCATAAAACTGTTCATCACTCCCCACGTTTGTTATGAATGTGTTTTCATCCATTCCACCTCCTTGATAGTTTGATGGGAACGATTTACTATATGGAGATTGTTTGTAAGCGGGATAACTCATTTTCATCCCATCATAATTTTCATTGTTTTTGTAATTACACTCCCACATCGTTGTTAAGTCGTTATTAAATACATTGTATGCCATAGTAGCTTCATTTGCATACGAGGAAGCACGGATTGTATATAATCCGTTTGCATCCAATTGCTCATTCGCAGGTAATTCTTGTATTATTTGACTGTTTGATTCAAAATTTATTTCATTTTGTAGAGGAACTATCTGAAATGGAGTATTCTTACTAGTCATTCTATATAATGTATATTGATATTATACATTATCTATTTATTCCATTTAAAAAAAATATAATACAGCATTGTCGTTCCTAAAACTGTTAGCATCATATTTGTATACATAGTATATCTGTGTTCACGGTCAAAGTCTTGCTCCATCGAATTGATTTTGCTTTTATTATTTGTGCCTACTTCCGCATTCATAATCGCAACATCATTTCGCATTTTTTGTAAATCTTTGTGTCCTTTCACCATTTCGTCAAATTCTCGTTTAAAAGAAGCACTTAGGGTAATATCTCCTTTTACAGGGGAGTCTTGTAGGGTCTGTATCTTCTCCTTTGTGGTTTCATATGCGTCTAATACATATTCTTTATCCATTTCTTCTTCTCTACAATTTAATACATTATCTGGGTTTTCAGTAGAACTATTACATCGGACATATTGCGCGTACTTTTGATTGAAATCATCTATGGCATCTTTTAATTGGGTCTTATCCATCAACGACATTCCTTCTATTCTTGGCATATTGTTCATTGTTCGATTTCTTTTATATTATGGGGCTATTTTTCTATTCCTATAAATTAAATATATGATTAATCCAATCCCTAATGTTAAATTTACGGTATTTAATAAGGTAAAGTGAAACATGTCTAAAGAATCGTTGTATTTCTCTTCTGACCCACTATGATTTCCTTGTTTTTTATAAATGTTATCTGCGTATTGTTTATTTTTACATAATTCACGACGAAAACAAGGCATACCATTACGAATAGTATCACTTCCTTGTGTGATTCCTTCATTTGCCAAATCGGTACATTGTGTTGCAAAATCATATTCTACGGTCTCTCCATTGTCTTGTGTATATTTATTTTCATCTGCTTCACTCAATATGGTTACACAGCTCGCGTCTGTTGGCATCATATTGTTTTCTTGGGCACTTACATAAAAAAAATCATTTGAATTAAATCCTACAATTGTCTGTTCCGACATATATATATCAATCATATTTTATATTTTCTTTCCTATTTTATGCTGCTTAATTTACACATACGCGATAATAATTGTATTTCATTGCCGTTTCACTTTTTCTTTCAAACTCAACAATATCTCCGGGACGAAGACATATTGCCAATGCTTGTGGGTCAAATCTGGAAATCTCTGGCAATTGCTTACTGTTCTGAATACTGAACTTTTGTTTGAATTCTGATACTTGTTCTTCGTTTAATATAGAACACGGTGGTACATATTGATGTTTCAAAACATTGTATTGCAATCGCTTCATATTATGGACGACCACCATAAACTTGTTTTGCTCCCAAACATATTTCAATCTTGAAACAAGTGTATCGTTCGGTTCATCGTTCGTAATAATAATCAATGTATCTTCTACATTTAAAGCATTCTCGATTTCAAATAACTCTTCTATCAATTCATCTAAATGCTTCTTTGCAAATGTTGATTTCGTTGTATCAAAGAAATGAATGTATACTTTTTTATTATCTGTTTCCCGTTTTACAAGCATATCCATTTGCTTATTTTCATTCATTACATCCACCGCATTGATACTGAAATTTTTGTATTCAGATACATCATACCCGATTTCTTCCAATTGTTCAAGAACATTCAATCGGGCATTGTATAATTTTAAAACTCTGTTAGACGACATTTTACTATAAATAAAAAGGATACTTTTTTATTTATGTTATTCACTAATCAATTTTTATCAAATGTTTATCAGAACAACTTTTTTATCACAAAATTTGAAAAATCAAACATACCTCCACCACTCTTTTCCTCACTCTTCTCGTTATTCTTTTCTGTGCTGTTTGCGACTGGATTTTCTAAGACATTACCCATCGATTGTGTTGTATTTGGCGTTTCCACACTGGGTGTTGTGCCTGACGTTTCCACATTAGGTGTGGAATTTGTGTTGATATTTATCACAGGTGCATATGTCATTCCCATTGGGGAGGTTGTTTGTGGTATTCCCATCTGCGGTGTCGTAGGACGTTTTGCAATATCCATGACCGTGACAACTTGAACAGGGTCTAATGGACTTACTGATTGTCCCACAAAATTCGTATCTAATTCAATGGTTAAAAACTTACCATCAATGTCTGTAATATTCCATAAACGACCTTCAACTTTATCCCTCAAATAAATTACCTCATCTCCAATTGAGTATTCTTTTGCACGTGTTTCCAGCATTGACTCGTTGCTGTTTTGTGATGGGGTTGTTTGTGGTACTCCGAATGAGGGCATAGGAGGTGATTCTGGTCTGGGTCGAATATATTCTGCGGTAGTTACAATTGTAGTAGAAGAATCGGATGGACTTGCCATTGGACCCACATAACCAGGGTCAAGTTTAATCGTGATTAAATGCTCGTCAATGTTTGTGACACGCCATAGTCTGTTTTCTACCTCATCCTTCAAATAAAACACTTGGTCTCCTACGGAATATTTTGACGCTTCTTGTTTCAAGCTATCCCACTGACCATCCACAGGGCTGCCTTCGGGAGTTCTGGGTGAAAACATAGGTTTCTCTTCTGAGCCCACAGGACTGGGAGTGCCA